CCAGGCCAATAAACTTCGATCAAGGGATTATTCCAATACATAGATCTACTTAGTAAATACTACCATGACCTATGATCAATTGATGACGCATACTTTCAACTCACTGGGTGTAGACTCAGTCATAATACACAATTGTTTTGATCCACCTTATGATCATGAACAGGGTTGGCCGTTAAAGTTGCCGGATGTGACATTTGGACCAAAAACTCTGTTGGTATTGCATTTTCAGGATTTTGTTTCTGTGGGTCAGCCGGTCAAAGAACTTGTGAAGGTTGAAGAAAAATACAAACACCACTGCAACCAAGTTGTGGTCACCTATTGGAGCCATGGTCTGGAGCAATGCTATCAAGGCAACATCAACTTGATTGAGTTGAGCAACCACAATTTGTACACCTGTGAGTCTATTGCACAGCGACAGTCACAGTGGTTGTATCATTTTGAGCAGCCTAGATCACAGGCTTGGCAATGTTTGAATGGCAGAAAATGCGATCACAGAAGGCGAGTGGCAGATGTGTTGAAACACTGGCCCAATGGTATCCTGAGCTATGGAGATGAAATACTGCTGGAGAACTGGGACTACTCCAGTTACCGAGGCACCGAAAACGATGAAAATTTTGTACGCCTGGCACCGCTGTATGCTCGGTGTGCGGTGAATATTGTTACTGAAACACAGTACGATGACAGGCCAGGTATAGTGACTGAAAAAACTCTGCAGGCCATGATTGCGGGACAAATTCCTGTGGTGATCGGGCATCCAGGCATAGTGCAGGACTGTCGCGAACTGGGATTTGACATGTTTGAAGATCTAGTGGACACCAGCTATGACTGGCAGCCCAACAGTCAACGAGCCGAAGCTGCCTTGGAACTCAATCGGGACTTGATTCAGGGTCGAGTTGATCTTGAGCCCTATCGGAAAAGATTGTATTGTCAACAAGAATTTGTGCTTGATACATATCCTCAATGGATACGATCAAATTTTGTAAACAAAGCACGATCATGTGCGCTCAAGGTACTGTAAAAATTTATCCCAGTCACCATACATGGCACACATGATGGCCTGAGTGCTGCCAAAAATAATCAGCTTTTGATTTTTACCCAGTCTAATATAGTAAGGACAATCAAGTTTTTGATTCAATGTTATCAAATCATTGGGCCAAGGACGAGGCCACGCAGGAATGTCAAACACATGCTGGTCAATGTTTAGGAATTCAAAAGCATTCAGGCCCGAAAGATTCAGTCTCAGTCCACTGTCATCTCGTATGTCTTGCCACCAAGATTTTAAGGCCTGATCCAGACCGGGCCGATTGTCTACCGGCAGCTTGTTCCATATCTCCTGAGTGATTTGTTTTTTATTTAGCATCGGGGTACACTTGCGCCCCTTGTGTCAAGAGTACAACTGTGAATTTGTCAGTCTTGAATTGTGTATTGAGTTTTTTGGCCAAGTTCTTGGCATGTCCTGGATTTGAGAAACTGACCTTCTTGTATTTGGGGCCAGGGTACTGAGTCAGCATGTTAGAAGTTTTCAAGTTGATGGGATTAGCATCATAAAAAACAGCCCACACTCCTTCTGAGGCCAACACTTGTTCGGTCTTGTAGGTTTGTTTGTTTGTGTGCTCAATCAGCACCTGTGGCTTTGGTCTTGACATAATAAACTCCTAGTTTATTTATCCAATAAACTAGGAGTTTTTAAATCCGCCACCACTCAATTCAACCGTGCTTGTTTCATTTTTGGCCGTAGTTAACTGTGCATGTAACGCTTCAAGAGTCAGCAGTAACTTGGTGATATCACTGTGTAAATCTTTGGCGTCACGCAGACTCATGGCAAAATCTCGCTGTCCACGAGACTCGTGGGCTTTGATGTTATCAACAAAACGATTGATATGCAGACTCATTTGATATAAGGTGCCAGTTCGGGAGGTGTCCAGCCAGTTGGCTTTAGCACCTTGCCATCTTCACGCTTGCGAACCTTGCCTGTTTCTCGATCAATCTTGGCAAAGTTTGTGGCCATGACTTCTTTCCATGCTCCTTCAGTATCCACACCTAGGCTATGCAATGCACCGACTGTGACAACCAAAATGTCAATCAATGCATCAAGATCATCCACCTTGGTGTTGCTGGCCACAAGCTCATCAAATTCTTCACGGATGAGATTGCAGTACAGCTGATACTGCGACTCGTTGAACTCGCCCACTGTTTGATCGCAGGCCAGCATAAATTTTTCTTGGTCTCGGAAGGGATTGGTCATGTTAGTCTTTTAAAAATAAATTGGTTTGGCCACCAGCATCTTCTCTGGTGTGAAAAGGTCCTTGGTATGTGTAGCGTTCCAAGGTAATGAGTTTGGGGTGTTGTACCACCTTCCACTTGCGATGTTGTTTGACTCGATACCAGCCGGCTGCAAACCAGGATTTTGATCGGTCTTCTCTGGTGAACAGTGGCAACTTGTGCTTGACATCCCACAGTGGGCTGAACACATCTCCTTCTACTTCGTGCCCATACACCATGTTTGGTGGCGCAGGGGTGGCTGTTTCAGGCGGTTCAAATTCTATCCCAATGGCTTCTCTTGCCATCTTGATAGTTTTGTAACTGACAACACTGTCAAGAATTTTTATAGTGCAATTACCGTGTTCGTTTACTTCCAGTTGGCCAATCTTGCGATTATCCTTCTTGAGTATCCAATACTGGTTCTCTACCACCGGTTTGGCTAGTATCATTTATTTCTCCTATTTTTTGCATAATCTTATCAAACATTTTGTAATACCCGCCTGCTCCGGCATGCACCCATCCAAAATTTTCATTGGTTTGCCATACAAAAGATCGTTGTGTCACTGTACGGTCAACTTTTAAAAAACTGTTTTTTAACATGGTTGCATTCTGAGGAAACTTATCTATTAGATAATCTGTAACAGTTAATGCACGGTCCCACGAATCAAAATAACTGTCATTTAATAATGTTGTATCAACCACTTTTGTCCAGCAAGGTAAAATATAATTTAAATTATTTGGAATATGTTTTTCACATAATTTACTGCACCCTGTAAAAAGCACAAACGGAACATTGATTTCTTTTTGTATATTTGCCAAAGACTGATAAAATTCTTTACACAACTGTTCGGCCAATTGGTCTATGTCAGAGTACATATCAACAATAGACACCTTGTCTACATCTATGATGTTTGATTTTGGAATGCACAAATTTCTCAGTGGATCAGTCTGACAAATTAAAATTGCACCACAATCTTTGAGAATTTCCCTGCGTTTGTTAATAGACTGCAAGATATCATTGTTGGAATATCCACCAACAGAAAAATTTTGAACTTTTATATTGTGTTCTGAAAAGAGAGATTGAAAGGTCACGTTGTACAACAACTTTTCACTGCCGGGTAAATTGACGCCAGGAGCAAACAAATTCAACGGCACTGCATCATTGGGATTCTGGATTTTTTCATAAGCACATACTGTCCAGCTATCTCCAAAAATAGCTGCTGATCTAATCACTCAATGCCCCTTTGTATGTTTCATTCATCCAACGCCCGAACTGTTCGGCTGCGTCACTGCATTTTACCAATTCGTATTTGCCACAGAACTGCATGAATCTCACACCCACTTGTCCCACGTCCTTGTGACTGATCTGTTCCAGTATGCTTGCGTCTACAGCGGCCTTGACCTCTGGGGGCTGTGCGGTGAGGTCGATCAAGGTACAGTTGCGTTCGTAGTCATCCAACACACGATGCTCCTGACCATTGTGGTCTGTCCAACGTTGCAACATTAGATTGTTCCACGAATATCCGCGCTTGTCTCTGTCGGCATAGGCCTCACGGAGACCAACTTTATTCTTTGTGCCTTTCTCACGTACTCCAGGATATGCACTGAATACGTTGTCTGACGTGTCGCCACGCATGCACTTCTCAAATAACAGCCAGGCTGGATCCGGGATGGTTTTTGGCTGTTTAGTTTTCTTATCATTGACGCGGTTACCTTTAGCATCGAATATGCCCTCCAGAGTTAGAAGTTCATCTGATATGCCATTGTATTGTGAGACATTGGTGGCCAGTAACTGGACAAAATCGGTGTCTGAGCTTACAATAACATGTTGATCTTGGGGGTGTAATGCAATCCAACGTGCAATGATGTCATCAGCTTCGGCTGTGGCATGACGGATAACACTACAGTTGGTTTTCTGTGACAAGTATTTAGTCAGCTCATCATAGGTTTCCCAAAACAGCTTGTCCTCTTCGGCTTCCTCTTCGGTCATCTTGCCCCGAGCCACAGCACGATTCTTTTTGTAGGGTTCGTAGTAGTCCTTGCGCCAGCTGCGACCTTCCAGTGCGAAAACCACATGATCTGCTTCAAAACGTCGGGCCATTTTGTTCACAGCCATCAGTGTGATGTGCAAGGCAAAGCCCAGTTTGGTCCAAGAGTCCGCGGCTCTAAAAGCACCGTGTCTGGCACGGAAAAACATGTTGGCAGTGTCAATTAGTACGTATTTCATCGGGCGCAATCAAGTTGTTATCATAGATGTATTGTAACACATGTTCGGCCCAAAGTCTATGGCTTTTGGCATCAAAATGGTAACTTTTGGTATTGGCGTAGGTGCCACCGTTGTTTATTAGCCAATTATGGTAGGATTCTTCCTGGATATACGGATGCATATAGTTCACACCCCAATCCTTTTGATCGGACAAATGGATATCACTAAAAGTGCTTTGGCCGCTAAAGAACAAGTGTTGCACACCTAATTCTTTAAGGTACAAATGCATGATCCAAATTTTGTCATGTGCTTGGGGGGTTTTGACTGACCAATCGATGTTTATCACATAGTCTTGATAGCGTTTTGCAAGTGCAGGAGGAACACTATCTATTCCTGAAGCATTGACTTGATACCAGGTGCCTTTGTAGAACCATTCTTCTCGTTCCCAAGTGGTCCACTGCAAGATCATGAAAGTGTGTGCCAACTGATCTGGATTATTTTTGATCCAGTCTAGAGTGGTTCGTATGGTACGATCGTTGCTGCCTCCTGAGCTGGCTTCGCAAATCAATTTGGCGTCTAGTGCGTCTGCCAGGTGTCGTCCATAACTCACTGCTAGATTAGCAGGGTGAGGTTCGGTGCCGCTGGGCCAAAGGTCGCCGTCGTCGCAGGCCCAAGCATAAGAAACCGCAGCTTCTGCAGCAGCCGAATGGCTGCATCCGTTCACATACAATATCATCGTTGTAATAGTACTTTTTCTGTTTCCGCAGCTACCACACGCTTGCGTAGGCTTGAGCTGGAGAATGAATGATCCCTGCCGTTGAACACAATCTCAATTGCACGATCATAACATTCGTCACGCCCAGAGAAGTCTTTGTCTGAATACTCAATACCCAGTATTCTAACATCTAGTGGTAGGATCAGCAGCAGGTCAACAAGATCTTGTTCGGTTTGGTACACAACAACTTCATCAACATAACGGCACGCGGCCAGCTGTATCTGTCGCTCCACAATACTTTGTATAGGACGATTTTTAGTGTCGGGACGATCGATGGTGGGATCTGTTTGCAGTCCGCAGATCAAGTAGTCACAGTGATTCTTGGCTTCACTCAGCATGGCAATATGACCTGCGTGTAGCATGTCAAATGTTGAGAAAGTGATGCCAATTTTCTTGCCATCTTGTTTGAGTTGTTTGATATGATTGAAAATCATTCTTGGTATGCTGGGTTGGGAAATTCTAGTTCAAACACATGCAGTCTTGGGTGGCTTGATTGGTTCCATCAGCTGACCTCGCTGCGGCCGCCACCTATGTCTCTGGTGTTTACATACTGTCCGATGCCTTTGATTATGGCCTGCTCTTGTTCCCATGTTTCCATCACAACATGTCTGCAGATATTTTGGAACCAGCGATCCACAATGTCTGCATCGGTATCGTTGGGCTTCATCATGTAACCAGCTTTGACCAATCGTGCCACAAAGATCTCGTTCCAATCCAGCTCAAACGCACCTTGATGCAAGTTGTTGGGATCCACATCCATGCTGAGCACAGCAATGTAAGGTTCGCCCTTTTCTGTGGCCAGCTCTTTTGCAGTTTTTTCAGGAGCCTTGGGTTTGGGCTCAGCACGCGGTTGTGGTTTCGGCGGCGCCTTCTTCTTAAAAATATCAAATAGTGCCATCAAGTGCCCCACTCATTTTTAAACAGTGGCACTTGAAGTCGATCACTGTAGCGCAATCCGTGTTTCATGGCCAGCAGTGCCACATTACGATTGTTCATTGCATAAACACTTTCTACACCTCCCACAGGCATTAGATAAATGTTACCAGCAAAGCCTGCTGAACGATATGCGGCGATGGCACACTCAGCATCTGCAAAATCTTGTTCTGTGGCAATAACAAATTTCAGATACGTTGTTCCAACGTCTTCGTATTCACACACAACTTCGGGCAAAATAGCTTCTTCCCACTTCTCTCCTGAGCATGGTAGTTTAGCACTCACACTGAATGTAATCTCGTTGTTGAAACCAAAACCCATCCAGTCTTGCAAGTATTCTTTAAACTCTGGAGTTAGCTTTTGAGTACCATTGGTTTCAAATGTGATCTCTTTAAGATCTTGCATTTTTTCATGCTCCAACAGGTCTGGATAAGCACGTTGCCAACCCAGCAATGGCTCACCACCTGTGATAACAAGATGTTCGTCTCGCCATTCACCATACGGGAGAATTTCCATAATGCGTTCCACAACAGCATCTGTGGTCAGCATTGGACTGAGATCTTTAAAACGTGGATCCCAAGACGCATAACTGTCACAACCTGTGCTCACAAGAGGCAATGATTTATATTCTGTATATTTGATTGGATCTATATTATTTGCTTCTTCACTTAGTTCGCCACGCGGCATACCAAATCCCCTACAAGAAAAATTGCAGCCAAAGGTTCTAAGGAACACGCTGGGTACTCCCATATATCTACCCTCTCCCTGTATAGAGTAGAATAGTTCCGCTATCTTAATCTTTGACATTTTTATCCTTTAAATTAGTATTCGGTTAATGCTTGTTCTAATCCTTGTAGATTGACGTTATATTTAGACAGCATGTTTCCGTTGCCAGTATAATTCAATCCTTGTGCTTTTATTTTGATTAGCCCTGCATCAAGATTGTGTTTGTCACAGTATACATTTAAAATCTCACTGAGTCTATGCTTTTTGGCATACACACAATTGATATTTTGATCATGTATTTTGTGATCGATCACTGCTGACAAAATGCTACCAAAATCTTTTGCGCTGATGGTATCAAACATTCGATCTTCAATTTCAAATGTTTGGCCTTGCGTCAACACCGAATGTAATTTTTTAAAAAGCCTGTTGGAATCCTCGGACGAATCAAAACATCCGAACAATCTCATGGTGTAGCAGTTTGGTTGAGTTTCTAAATATCTAGCAATAATGTTTTTGCTCGAGCCATAACTTTGTTTGGGATTTTTAACGTGAATTTCAGATTCACATGCATTATTAATATCCTGTGACAGATCAAATTCAGCACCTGTACCAATATTGATTAGTTGTCCGTATTTTTCTTTCACAGTAACCAGATTTATGATAGAAGCAAGATTGTTAGCAGAGATAGCAGCATCCTCGGACATTGGTGTATATCTTCCAGCAGCCGCACAGTTTATCACAGCGTCGTATGTGTCACGGGAAAAAAACTCAGCAACAGCAGAAGCATCAGCCAAGTTTAATTGTTGTTTTGAAACCCCGGTTACCTCATGTTGTGCAGTCATGGTTCGAGTCAAATATTGTCCCAAGAACCCGCCTGCACCAGTGATAAGAATTTTCATTTGATTCTGTTATAAGTAAACCAAGGATTGGATTTAGAAAACTCTTGATCACTGACCAAGGGTGACTGATCATTGATTGGTCTTCCCATCTCAAGTTTTGGTTCAATTTGTGTACCGGGATGAATGATAATCTCAATCAATCTGCGACCTGGACGCAACAAGTCAGCGGTGATTTCATCCAGACTAGAAACACGAGCATAATCAAAATCAAACGTGTCAGCCACCTTGGCAAAGTTGGGTCTTCCGGGCCCTTTGTCTGTGGCAGAATATCTTCCACCCATGTAAGCATCCTGGAACTGTTTGATCATGCCCAGGCCATAGTTGTTGAACACAATGACCTTGATGTCTAAATTGTATTCCTTGGCTGTTTGTAATTCTTGCAAATTCATTTGAATGCCGCCATCACCGTTACAGCACAAGTGTTGACGATCAGGGCATACCAATGCTGCGCCAATTGATGCAGGTAATGCGTATCCCATAGCATAGTGTCCCGATGATGTCATCAGCAATTGATCATGTGTGCGATAGAATGTTTGATATACCCAACAATGATTGGCACCAGCATCAGTGGTGATCACTGCATCAGGTTCGGCCACTTGTTGCAAACGTTCAACCACAAGATATGGACTCATGGTGTTGTTGTTTTTGCTGAATCCACTGGTGTCTTTGTTGAAATATTGAGATTTAAGATCTTGACAGTAAATGCTCCATTCATCAGACACAACAGGCGCAACAACTGTGCTCAACATGCCAGTCAAGTTGCGAAGATCAAATCGCACTGACTGATAATTTTTAGGATCTAATTTGTCCAATTCGGCTTGATCAATGTCCACACACAACACCTGGGCATTGGGCGCAAAGTTGGCAGGGTTTCCAGACCGTTGACGATTGTCAAGTCGACTGCCCAACACCAGTATCTTGTCTGCATTTTGAACCACAAAGTTACCACCACGATTGCCATACACACCAAAGTGACCGATGTAGTTTTCAGCAGAGTGATTGAAATAGTTTAATGCAGCCCAGGTAGCAACAAAAGGCAATTTGGTATCCAACAACCATTGCTCTAAAATCTTCTCTTTACCAGCAAGACCAACACCTGCACCAAATATCACCAATGGACGTTGTGCATCTTTAAAAAATTCATTAACTGTTTCAGCAGATGCATATGGGGTGACTCTGGTATCAACTGGTGTCCACGCACCTGGGTCGGGCAACAGCATGGTGGAATCTGCCATCTCTGCATTTTGCAAGTTCATGGGGATATCAATCAACACTGGACCCATACGACCTGCGTATGCTTGTTCCACTGCGTGTTTTAATTCATGCCGCATTTCTTCATGATTGGTCACTGCTGCGGCATATTTACACACGGGTTTGACCATGCTCACAATGTCCATCTGCTGGAATCCAGCTTGACGAACAGGTGCTCCGCGATACAATTTTTGTTCTTCGTAGTTGACTTGTCCAGCAATGTGCAAACTTGGAATTGAATCATAGTAACCACAAGCAATGCCTGTAATTAAGTTTGACGCTCCAGGACCTGATGTTGCCATGCTCACGCCCAATTGACCATTGGTGCGCCACAGTGCGTCGGCTGCCATGGCAGCTGCCTGTTCGTGCTGAAAGCATATGACTTCCATGCCTGGCTCACTGGCGATAGCATCGACCATGAAAGAAATCGCACCACCTTGAACTTGAAAAACTTTGTTTGACCCAATTGACTTGAGAAACTTTGCAATATATTCACTACCCTTCATTGATTACTCCTTATTTGTATAAACTTAAAAATCCACGAACCTTCTCGCCAATGTAGGCAATCTGTTCGGGTATGATGACTGGACTAGTTCCGTGGAAGTAAGTGTTTGTCATTGCGTGTGTGGCATTGGGAAAATTATCTTTAGCCAATTGTGGATCCATTAAATGACTGTATGCAGGCTGTAGCATGATGTTGCCTGCAAAATATGGACGTGTTTGGATTAAATTTTCTTCCAAATAGTCCACAATGTCAGTACGGTTAAATGGTGCATCTTTTCTAATGGTCAATGGAAAAGCAAACCATGAAGGATCGCTTTTTGCAGTGGCACGTGGAAGATGGAAAAACTCTTCATAATCTTTGTAGATTTCAAACAACAATTGATAGTTGCGTCTACGCAATGCATGGATTTCGGGCAACTTTTTAATTTGTTCCAAACCCATGGCACATTGCAATTCAATTGGTTTCATGTTGTAACCAATTTCGTCGTATACATATTTGTGGTCAAACACTTCATCGGGCAATGTGGGAATCCAATTGTTAAATCGTTTGCCACATGTGCCACATTTTAATTTGTTTGCTTCAGGACCAACACAATAACACCCGCGCCCCCACTCACGGAAACTGCGAAGAATAATATCAGTGTTGGGATCATTGGTAGCAACATAACCGCCTTCGCCCATGGTCATGTGATGTGCTGGATAAAAACTGCAACTAGACATCAATCCGTAACTGCCCAAAGGTTGATCATTGTAAGTACTACCCAGAGCATCACAACAATCTTCAAGCAAGATTAGATTGTGTTTTTGTACCAACGCCATGAGTCGATCCATGTTGGGAGGATTGCCTAGCACATGCGCAAATGTAATAACACGAATATCTGGATTGTTGCCAAGTGTTTGTTCAACTTGATCTAGATCCAAGTTTAATGTATCCAATTCGATATCCACAAACACAGGTTCAAACCCAACTTGCAATGTGGGGTTCAGTGTGGTAGGAAATCCTGCAATTGGCATCAATACCTTTGTGCCTTTGGGCAAGTCATGCCCACGCTTGGATGTCAACGCACTCATCATCAGTAGATTGCTACTACTTCCACTGTTGGTAACAATGCCTTTGCTTTTGCCAAATTGCTTGGGGAATTCCCGTTCAAATTGCAATCCAGCATCGCCCATCACAAGCCAGCCCTTGAGCAGGCTTTCTACTGCGGCAACAAATTCTTTTTCGTCATAGTATGCGCCTGCATAGTTGACAAAATCTTGACCAGCGATCCAGGTCCGGGCATTGTTTTTTTCATTGATAAATTGTTTTACTGCGTCTAATATGTTTTTCATAATTGTATGTCTAGTTGTTGACAAAGCTCGGACATTATGCTTATGCATGCTTCTGTACCACGACTGGCATGAAAGTGCAAGATGTGCGCAGTATTAAGAGCCACCCCGTTCCATTGGTCGTGCATGTCTATCATGCTTTGATCCAATACTCTTAGATGTGGACATTGATATGCCAGTTTAGGATGGCATCGATCATTTTCTGGGATATCTTGCGCCCAAAACATAGCATTGTGCCTTAGTTGATCAAATCCCCAATATCTGTCAGGATGCCCCTCACGTTGTTCCCAATATTTTTCACCTATTTCCCAAATTTTTTGTGACATAGTGTGCGGAAAATATTGCACATCATCGTTGAAATAATTCTCAAATTCTCTGTGTTGTCTAGGATCCGTGTAGTTGAACAATCGATATTCTTTGAATTTTTCTCCGAACAACGATGTTGGTTGAACCATAAATGTATCTGCACCTGCCCAAAATATATTGCATGGTTCGCGGTGCCACAATTCCTTGATTGCTTTCCAATTCTCCAATGTGTAATTGTCATTGTCATCAACGGTATCTGTAAACAGTATTGACTCAAAAGGTTCTTCAACAAATTTTCGAAAACTTGCTAAACTTATATGATACATTTGTTCGTATGCTTTATACAAATCTTGATTTTTTTCCAAATGCCACCCATTGCGTATTGGACGCACTGCCGAAACAATGTAGTTTTTTATTTCGCTCATAATTTATTACCAGATAAAGTTATTTGTGTAATAATCAATTACTTCTTGTAATTTTTCATCAAACTTGGCTTGTGGCACCCATCCTAGACTTTTTAATTTAGTGTCATTGATGGAGTAACGCATGTCTGCCCCTGCTCGGTTGATATGAGTCACATGATTATTAATGTTGTCAGACGTACCGTGTACTAATTCTAGTATTTTTTGAACTACCACAATGTTGGGCAATTCAAAATCTCCACTGATGTTAAAAATATCATTTTGCACACCGCTTTCGATAATTTTAATAATTGCTGATGCAGTATCGGTGGCATGTAACCAAGTACGAATAGGTGTACCGTTGTCATGTAAATCTATTTTTCTACCAATACTTAGATATTTCACAGCCTTGGGAATTAATTTTTCAACATACTGTCCAACCCCGTAATTGTTTGTGGGACGCACAATCACATAAGGAACTTGGTGTGTGCGGGCCCATGCCAGTATCAACATGTCAGCAGCGGCCTTGGTAGCACTGTAAGGATTACTGGGCTTTAATAAATCTTGTTCAGTATGTGAACCTACGTCAATGTCACCATATACTTCATCTGTACTAAAGTGCAACAAGGTTGGTTTTCTAAAAGACACTTTTTGTTTGATTAGTTTGAGCAAATGATGTACACCATTTATGTTGCTGTGTAAAAATTGATTACTGTCTTCGATACTATTATCCACATGTGTTTCGGCCGCGGTGTTAATAACATAGTCACAATCATACAATCTGTCTAGGTCATTGATGTCACTTTGAATAAACTTAAAATTGCCTGTTGGTGCAAATTCTTCAAGAAAATTTATATTGCTTGCATAGGTAAGTTTATCTACTCCGATAACATACCATCCTTTTGCCAGGCAAGCTCGGGTCACATGGACACCAATAAATCCTAAACATCCTGTGACATACACTATTTTTTTCATTTTAAATTTTTCTTGCTTTGACCAACAAATGCCAGCCCAGGTATTCTTTCACAGCATCACGCATTTCCTCTGGCATGGCTGCAAACCAAGGCTCCAGTTCATAACTGCCTGCTTTGTACGAATCTACATTATACATGAAACAGTGAGCTTGACGCAACCTCTCAACATGAAACTTGTCACCTAAAAGTTTATAAATTTCATCCTTTGAGTAAGCCTGTGCATAAGGACACCCGCTTTGAGCTTCAAATTGGTCCAAGCCCTTTTGAATCATTGCGTATTTCCAAGAGTTCTTGGCGTACACCATGAAACGGAATTCTCCGCCAAGCTGCAAACAATCGTGAACATTGCTGATGATACGATCTATAGCTGGAAAATGATGTATGACACCGTAACTGTAGATTAGATCAAACTTGCCAAGAGCAGTGATAGCATCAGTGTCGCTGGCGTCCATGGCATGAAATTCGCCTTCGAGTTCTAGTGTTTTGAATCTATGCTGTGCAATTTTCACACTCTCGTCGCTGTAGTCAATGCCCACATATTCAGCACCGTGCTTGGCAAATTCTTCAGCATCACTGCCGATGCCACAACCAATTTCCAGCACACGTTTACCGGCCCAGAGATGGAACCCAGCAAACTCTGGAATGTTTGGTTCAACACGATATCTGCGCTCACTGATTTCACGAAAAAATTCAGGCGTACCAAATTCGCTGCGACCATGTTTGATGTTGCATGGTTGATTGTTCCAATAACGTCGGATTTTTTCTTCTAAATTATGCATGGTAATAGGGTGTACTGAATTGCACCATCTGGCGATTGACATCATTGATTTTGAGTTTCTCCCAAGGATCTTGTGTGCCAGCAACAACATTCTTATAAAATGTCATGTCCATACCACGGTCTTTTTCGAGATACTCAGCAAGTTTGGCACACTCAGTTTCACGCAACTTGTTTTGATAGAAGCTGTGAAAATCTCTTGGATCACTTGGGTTGCCTTCTAGCATGGGGCGATTCAGGAATGTGGAATCATTATTGTTGCCAGTCAGATCGTGTCTGTCGTGCAACACTTTGATATCAGTTCGTTGCATGATATCAAGTATATACGCTGTTTGACTCAGCCATCCATCGCTGATTTGGTGTGGGCTTAAATGTCCCAACTGATCCAACCAAGCTCGTGGCACAATAGGGAAGATCGAGTATGGGTGCTGATTGTGCGTGTCAAATGCCAGGCATTTGAACTGACCGTCCCACTTCATGATTTCCTCATCCCAGTCTTGTGATTGCATCACAGCATCATCGTTCCAGAATACCAACCACTTGGCATCACTATTCTTGGCCAATATGTTTACGTATTCATTGAGTCTGATATAACCCATGGGTTCAAACATCATTGCAGTATAGGCCACATCGTGGTCATCCAACCAAGGTTGAATAGACTCTTTAAAATGCGTGAGCCCGATGTTGTCATCGTTGTCGAACCCAAACATGATCTGCACACGATCAGAGTCCTGTGCCAAAGTAATTAAACTTTGTACACTACGTTCCAGCATTTCTGCTCGACCACGTGTGGGTAATAAAATTGCTATATCAAATTCGTGTGTCATTGTCAATCTTCTTTATCAAACAAATAAGTCTTCGTTCCAAGAACGATGTCCTTCACGGAATGCCATGTTGGCCTGAGTCTCACGCACTTCGACACGGTAACACCATAGTCGTTCACTTTCCATTTGCCCCCACAAGTCGGGAATGTAAACACCATTCACATACTTGTACAGTTGATCTGCTAGGCCTTCACAGCCCAGTCTTGGCAGTACCACAATCTTGGCCATTTTCTTTTGTTCCAACATCTTGAATGTTTCTAGTTCGGGATCGTCCTGTGCCACAATAAGTGTGTGGTCAAATTGGTCTTCAAGCAATTTTTTCAATTCCTTGAGACCACCGTAGTCTGCGGCCCAGTTGCGCACATCCAAATCATCTGTGCCAAAGTAAAACTTCATGCTGAAACTATAGCCATGAATCAAGTTACAATGGCTATCGGCACGCCACTGTCTGTAAGCACATGGAAATGCATCATGGTACTCTTTGGTACTGGTATACCGGTAAGTTACAGGTGGGCGAATGTATCTGCTTTCGTCGTGGTGTATTGCGTTGAAATTGTCTAGCATGCTGTTTTCTCCTATGTTAAATTATAGCATAGGCGGCAGAGTTTGTAAAGCGGGAATGACGCCAAGACCGCTTGAAAGAATACTTATGCGATTCCTTGATAGCCAGCTGCTTTATAGTCGGCCTGGCCAAACACAACCCCACGCACACCGCCTACCGGATTGGCAGTGTCACCACTGCGACGCGGAATCAAATGCACATGCGGATACATCACAGTTTGGCCAGCAGCCTCACCGCAGTTGATGCCCACATTGAAAGCCTCACACTCACCGTCGGCAATCATTCTGCGACCTTCATGCATGGCTGACTCAAAGCAGTCTGCAATCACAGCGTCGGTATTGTGCTGTGGCACAAACAACAGGTGTCCTTGTGTGACAGGATATCGATCTTGGAACACCGCCACATGAACGCCTGTGAG